TAATAGATGATGAAGCGTTAGGTGCAATAGCTAATAAATGTGCATTACGCATACCAGTACCTTCCATATCAGGAGCTTCACCTCTCTTAACTGCTAACCTTTTTGATTCAGCTACAGCTTCTTCTTTTATTTTTTTAAACATTTGTAAGTTTTTTGATTTAGCTAACGCAGATTCAAACGGAATATTTTGTGATTGTAAGTAAGCGTGAAAACCCATAGTACCTAGACCAATACTTCTCTCATTGTTCGCACTAAATCTAGCTCTAAATAATTCATCGGGTGCATAATCAATAAAGTATTGTAATACATTATCTAAGAAACGAATCATATCAGGAATAAATAAACTATCTTTTTTCCATTCATCATACTTTTCTAAGTTAAGGGAAGATAAACAACAAACGGCTGTTCGTGTTTCATTAGTAGGTAGGGTTATTTCAGTACAAAGATTAGAGTGCTTGACACTTAATCCTAAATCTTTTTGTTGCTGTGGTAGTCCGTCATTTACAATATCAATATAACAAACATAAGGCTCACCAGTAGCCACACGAGTCTCTAAAATTTTTTGCCACAAATCTCGTGCTGATATTGTGCGTACTTTTTCTTTTGTATGTGGGTCTATTAAATCCCAACTGTCATCATAGGTAGGTTCTTTAATACAGTTATCTATAAGTTCCATAAAGTTATTAGGAACATTAACTCCGTGATGTAAGTTTAAACATTTTCTATGTATGTCACCACCACTAGGTTTTCTTATATCTAAAAATTCTAATATCTCAGGGTGTGATATATCCATATAAGCGGCATAACTTCCTCTTCTAGTTTTACCTTGAGAGAAAGCAAGTATTTCTGAATCTACAACGTGCATAAAAGGAATGACACCTGAACTCTGACTTCCACCTGAAGTCATTGTACCATCAGACCTAACATGTCCCCAGTAGCCACCAATTCCACCACCTACAGAAGCCAACCATGCGTTTTCTGTGTAGTGCCTTGTTAGTCCTTGTCTACTATCACCAACATAATTTAAAAAACAAGAGATAGGCATACCTCTTTTAGTTCCTGCATTACTTAGTATAGGAGTAGAAAACATAAACCAAAGGTCAGAAGCATATTCATAAATACGTTCAGCCATCTCTTCATTATCTGAAAAGGCTTTTGCCGCTCTCATAAAAGCATCTTGTGGTGATGTTTCATCAGGCAATAAGTATCTATCTTTTAAAGTAGTCTTGCCGAAGTCGGTTAAAAGATTGTCTTTACTATAGTCCATTATTCCTTTTCCTCATCACATGCACAAGCGGTACAAGGACAAACTCCCTTATCGTCTGAGTGTTCTTTTAAAGAACAGTGACAAATACAATTACAATTTTTACATCTACTCATTATTCTTTATCCATCATAGGAGCAGTAACAATAGGTTCTAATTCATCTTGCATTTTTTCTGATTCTGTTACTGGAACAAGAATTTCTACACCTTCATAACCATGTGTAATGTAGTGTTTCTTTTTTCCAAATATTCTATCCCAACCTTTTTTATAGGATTCAGTTGGTTGGTGTATCGGATTTCCTGCTAAATTACGATTCTTATTATTGTATTTATATCTTTTATCCGCCATTATCTTCTTCTTCTACTCTTTTTTCTTTTCTTTTTAATTTTTCTTTTCTTTATTTTTATTTCAATTTTTGTAGCCGTTAAAAAGTATATCCCTAAATAAATTAAACTACTTATAAAAATAAGATTAGATAATACTAAACCTATTAATAAAATAGAATAAATATCCCATTCTTTTGTTGTCCATATTTTATCTACAATTAAAGGAGTTGAAATACTAGCTAACAATAAATTATTATCAGGTTTAAATATTTCTGATTCTTTTACTTCAATAATTGGGACGGCAACCAAAGCATTTTTCTCTTCACTTAACATCTCAGGTTTCTTTAATATAAAAGTTTCATTAACTTTCGTTTGAATAGTTATAACTTTCTCATACACATGAGTTTTAATATCCTTCTTAGTTACTAAATAAGTTCCAACATCTAATCCGCTCCAACTTTTTGCATACACATTATTACTTACTGCTAGACTTGTGCCACTAGATAACAATGCAAACTCACTACACCCAGTTAAAATAATTAAGGCGGCAAGTAAACTTAAAATTTTATTCACCATCTCTATAACGTCTCCTTCTCTCTTCTAGTTTGTCTTCTATTATTCTTGGAATACACCAACGGTAAAACATAACATCAGCAAATAAAAAATTTAATATATAACCTGCTTGTGTATATCTTAATCCCGTTAGTAAAGGTAACATTACAAGAACTATCATCATTAGAAAAATGTATCGGCTTGTATATTTAATGGGGATACCCCAGTAAAACCATTTTTCCATATCATATCTCAAACCCTTGTATATTCTCTAGCTCTTTCGGTTTACCATTTGGATACGAGGGTTCAATAGTAAACTCTTCTCCTGTTTCATCATTCTTACAACCTGCAAGTATCCAGTCCCATTTGAAATCTCCATCTTCTACAAATTCCCATAAGACATCATAAGTACCGTTGTCTTTAGTTTCTAAAAGTAATTCCTGTTTACACTCAGACATAGTATCATAAGTTTTTTCCATTTGAAATGTCTGTTGAGTATCTATAGGACTGCTCCCCATAAGATAAGCTAAGACTAAAATTTTATACATTATGTTTTATATATATTTTTTTGTATGTCTTCAGCCTTCTCTTCAGGAGTTTTACCAGTAAGTTTTAATTTTACTTCTCCTTTTTCCTGAGTCTCTTGCTCTATTAATAAATTAATATATTGTATAGCCTTTTTTAAATCAGCTAATTGTTCTTGTTTAGTTTTGTGTTTATGTCTCCATCTACATATATATTTAATAGCATTACCTTCAGCATACGGAATTTTATTCTGCATGATGAAAGTAATCGGCTCTATCTTAAACCTAAAGTAATGTGGTGGGTGTTTTATTATATCCGCCATAATTTCACCTTCCCAGTCTTCTTATTGTATTCTTTATGTCTAAGTATGTGTGCAACTCTAGCTTGTTGTAGTGCTTCTTTAGCAGAGTAACCTTTTTCCTTATAGATACCTTTAACTATCTTCCATAGGTCTAAAAGGGGGACGTTAGTGTATTTCCTTATAAGTTTTTCTGCTGTTTTTACACCTATATTTGGTATTCCTGTGTATCCATCAGTAGAATCACCCGCTAATGTCTGTATCATAAACCAATAATTAGCTAATCTTTCAGGTATGTCTTCAATATGTTCTCCATCTCTACACACCTTAGCAGGAATTTGTTTCATATCTTTATCAATAGAAACAATAATCCTATCTTCTGTAGGGTGTGGTTCAGTTGCAAGTATTCCTAAGACATCATCAGCCTCTAAGTTTTTGTAAATAACTCCATTATGTTTTTTCATAATGTATTCACGCAACGCATTTAATACCATAGGTTTACGTTTTTGTTTACGATTATCTTTGTAACTCGGAAGAACATCTTTACGAAAATTATTCTTATCAGTTAAAGCACAAATATAATCATCAGCTTCTAAGTTAGAACCTAAATCATCTATATGATTATCTAAATCCACCTTACATTTATTCTCATCACAATGGAGTGTCCATAAACCATTACCCCAGTCTGTAGATTGTTCATTAGCAGTAGCAATTCTGTATGCTAATATATCTCCGTCTATTAAGAGTACCTTTTTTAACATTTTCTTTTTTCTCCTTTTCATTTTTATCCTTTTCCGTTATAATTTTTTCTATCAAATATTTCGTTGATTGGGACAAGCACAAGTTTTGCCATGTGATTATCTCCACCCATTACTGATTTATTTTTATAATTTTCAGCAAGATTTTTTACATAATCAAATTTGAAAATAATAGAACCAGTATAATCTTCATTACCTTCCTCACAGAAATTATGTATCCAAAGTTTTGTATTATTTTTTTTATGCGAGGGGTGAAATATCCCACTAGGTTTACCATAGCACGATACTTCAATACACATATTGCCATTCCTAGTCCAAGATTCAAACTTCTCTGTTTTAATCTCAGCATTTTTCTTGTGCATTTTCAGTAGACTAAAAATTTTGTCTTCATGTTTCTGACCAAATTCTAAATCTGATTTAAAAGTATTTTTCATTAATGTGTTTCACTCCAATTATTACCTATTTTATATTCTCCCGTTAAAGGTAGACGTAAGTTAAAGTATTCACCAGTTTTCTTAATGGCTTCCACTGCTAACTTTCCAATCTTATCCGCATCTTCTTCAGGACATTCAACTTGTATCTCATCATGTACCCACACTACTTGTTGTGCGTCTACATAATCTTTAATTACTTTATTAAATTCAACAAGCCATTGTTTACAAACAATCGCCCCCGAACTTTGTAATAAAGTATTTAATGCGGCATGAACTGAACGAATTTTAATCTGTCTTTTATCAAGACCTATTAAATATCCTCTCTCAGCCGCAGTTTGTACTTGTGTTAATAACTTATCTAATGCAGGTAAATTATTTAAGAAGCGTGTTCTTATTTTCTTAGCTTCCTTTAAACTTTTACCCGTTACTAACGCTATCTTTTTTACACCACCACCATATAGGAAGCAGTAATAAAATCTTTTTGCTAAATCTCTTGACTCTAAACCAACCATTTCTTTTGTTTCACTATGTATATCACCATTCAAAACTACTTTAGAATATTCTCCTTCATCAAACTTAGACATAAAATGTGCTAACAATCTAACTTCAAGTCCTGAAATATCTATACCCACTAATTTTTTACCAGTCGGCACAGTAAATAAACTTCTACATTCTTTTCCATAAGGAACTGTAACACTAGGAACTTGTCCTAAATTTGGGTGTGAATGACTGGCTCTAGCCGTTACTGTTGAATTAGTATTACAAGTACCATGTATCCTACCCTCATACTCGTTCTTTAACCATGCTTGAGCACCTGTAGCTAATTGTCCTATCCTTTTATCTAATAAAAAATGTTCACATAATATTTTAGACTCAGCATAAGGAAGACTAGCCAAAACAGTTTCATCTAGTTTTGGTTTACCATCATTGGTAAATTCTTTAGGTTTCCATTTATATCTTTCAATTAATCTATCAGCAATATGTTGTCTGCTTGATGGATTAAAAGTAACCGTTCTCTCTTTATAAAATAACTCTCCTTTAATATATCCTCTAGCTTTATTATTCACTTTAGGTAAAAAAGGAGTACGCTCTACTCTTGGCGGAAATAGTTTTTGTAATTCATCTTCTAATTCTATCCGCCTAGCGTTTAGTTTGGAGTACAATTTAACTGCTTCATCTTTATTAAACATAAAACCATAACGCTCTTGTTTAAATATTAAAGAAGCAACAGCATGTTCTAACTCCATAGCCTGACAAGAGTAACCTTTTCTTTCAATAGCACTATATAAACTATGAGTTACTTCTACATCTTGAACGCAGTAGTCCAACATAACAGGACTATACTCCTTCCAATCTGTGTCAAAGACTTCCTTATAGTTACCCACCCTATGCCCCCACGCTTTTAAGCTATGTCTACCTATACAGTTAGTAGGGAAGTCATTTCGTTTAAAATCTCTCTCCTTTATATCAGGATAGAGCAAACGAGTTGCTACTATTGTATCAAAAACCTTTCCTTTAGGTTTAAAGTCATAAAACTTTTGTAGGACGGGCATATCAAACTTAATAATATTGTGTCCAATAATTAAATCTGCTTGTTCTAATTTTTTTATAGCTTCCTCATTATTTAATTTTATAATTTCATTAGTATCAATATCCTTTAAGACTATACAATGTACTTTAGTTGCTTGGTTTAAGAAACCATCTGTCTCTATATCAAAAACATATTTCATTTTTTTAACTTGCCTCTCATTAAATCTTCTATTTCTTTTTTATGTACTAAGTTGTCAAACTGTCGGTCTTCTTTAGCTCTTGCTAAATCTGCTTTAAGTGTTTCATTTTCAGCTTTTAATGTTTTCATTTCAGGAGAGTTATTTCCTATACCTTTAACAATAGATAATTCTCCTTCAGCCATTTGTCTTCGCTGTTTTTCATCTCTCCACATCTCTAAAAGTTTCTGATAATCTATCATATCCGCCATATTATATCCTTATCATTTTCTTTATTACACTACGGGGATAGATATTTCTATCTCCAAATTCTATTTCTCCATTCTCAATATAATAACTTGCAAAAGAATAAACATAGATATCAGTTTT